GCACAGTCAGTACTGCACCATCGTGCCCCCTCGGGGCACCCTGTTCTTTTATTCGCCTCACGGCTCATATTGTAGTAACTAGTAGTGTCGCTAACGCGACGACACGCCGTTCTCTAGTATGATTCTATCTATGACAACAATCGCAGCGCTGGAAGGTATTGACTACGCCGTTCTAGTAGCAGATTCACAGATCACAGAAGATAATTTAGTAACGCTTGCAACCAGTACACCGAAGATAGTTGAGGTTGGCAAGTACCTAATAGGTCTATCAGGTGATACACGTCCAGGCGATATTCTTTCCTACAACTGGAAGCCACCGCTCTATCGTGGTGAAGACCCAGCCCAGTTTATGGGAAAGAAAGTTATACCCAGTATTATTCAAGCATTTGCTGACAACAACTACGACTACAACAAGGTGGACAAAGATGATGGCTTCGATTATCTCATTGCTTTTAACGGTAATATCTTTCGTATTGCTTGTGATATCTCTTTTTTCCAAGCAAATCACGGAGCGTATGGCATTGGTTCTGGTGGTCAACTTGCTCTTGGCTACCTGTATTCAATTGTCAAGCCTGATATGGACTTAACCTATGCAAAGAGACACGCCCGTAGAGCCGTAGAGATTGCTTCGGTCCTTGACGCTAACACTGGTAAGCCATTACAGTTAGTAGTCCAGGAAAGGATGTAAGTAATGGAAGTTTTTTTAATTGGATTGATGATAGGTGTTCTTATCGGTAGAGCCTTTGATATATGGGTAGATTGGAAGTACAAGAAGTGACTGACCCAAAGGAACTACTACTAACTGCACTACGTGCAGGTGATGCAAAGCGTTCACGTTCTACACAGGTACAGATAGGACCATCAGAGTTAGGTGGCTGTCGTCGCAAGGTCTGGTACAGATTAAATGACCAGCCTGAAACTAATGAGAACGAGATGAAACTTGCTGCCATTATGGGTACTGCTATCCACGCAGAGATTGAGAAAGCGTTAACAGATAATCCAGATGTAATGATTGAAACATTAGTTGAACACAACGGTATGAAAGCACACATTGACTGCTATGTACCTGGTACTGGTGATGTCATTGACTGGAAGACAAGCAAGGTGCGTAACCTTTCATACTTCCCAACAACACAACAACGCTGGCAGGTGCAGACATATGGTTATCTACTTGCTAAGAATGGTCACGATGTAAAGCGTGTGTCTCTAGTTGCTATTGCACGTGATGGTGATGAGCGAGACATCAAGGTACACACAGAAGATTATGATGAAAGCGTTGCACTGCAAGCATTGAATTGGTTGGAAGCAATCAAGGGTTCAGCAGAGGCACCAGATCCAGAGCGAGATGCTAGTTACTGCAAGTTCTATTGTAAGTTCTACGATGCATCAGGTGAGATGGGATGCGTTGGTATAAAAAAAGAACATACACCAGTGACTGATGTGGTCATTGAAGATGCAGACATTGACAAGAATGCATTGCTGTATCTACAATTAGCAGGACAAATCAAGGAGTTAGAGAAGCATCAGGATTCTTTGAAGGCTTCTTTTGAAGGGTTACTAGGTACTACACAGTCTGGCCTGGAAGTCAGTTGGACAACAGTGCGAGGTCGTGAAAGTATTGACAGTGAAGAAGTAGAAAAACTTATTGGGTATGTGCCTAAGAAGTTTGGTAGTGAGTCTCAACGGTTATCAATCAAACAAACTGGAGGAAAATAAATGGCTGCAAATGCAACAACAAAGATACAAGTTAACTATGGCAAGGATGGTGTCCTAGTAAATGTTTATGCTGATAATCAAGGTGAACTAGAAGCATTACTGGCCAGTGTCCAGGATGTATCTTCATTAATTAACTCTGTTAATGGATCACTACGTGGTGCACCAGTTGCATCAGCACCAACAGTTGAATCAATTGAAAAGCAATTCAATACACCACCTGCTGCTGCACCTCAAGTTGTAGAAGGACAAGCCCCGACCTGTAAGCACGGCACTATGGCGTTTCGTAATGGAACCTCAGCACGTGGACCGTGGAAAGCCTGGATGTGTGCTGCGCCAAAGGGTGCAGCAGATAAGTGCGAAGCAATCTTCCTAAGATAATTGAATGCGGGAACCTCGTGAGTACGAGAACCCGTTATGTGCACAGATAGGTGGTGACTTCTGGTTCCCTGAAAGAGAAGAGGGAGCAGTAAGTTACGTTGATGGTCAGTATGCGAAATCAATTTGCAGAGGATGTTCTCATAGAATTGAATGCGCTGAGTGGGGAATCCGCAAAGAAGCATTTGGTATATGGGGTGGGTTGGCACCACGTGAACGTCAAACTGTAAGAAGACAACGCAGAATAAATCTTGGAGGGGATGGGGAAGTTGCTTAATCTAAAGCGGGCACTGGGCACCAGCACTATCAAGGCTGTGCCCCTGCCTGATGTATGGACTGGCCTTGCTGGTGAGTCCATTAAGTTTAGACGAGGGCAAGTATGTATGGTTGCTGCTGCACCGAATGCTGGTAAGAGTATGTTTGCTCTTGTCTATGCAATCAAGGCAAAGGTACCAACACTTTTCTTTTCAGCCGATACTGATACTGCTACAGTCTTGATGCGTTCAGCAGCGCAGATCTCAGGGCATACACAGTTAACAGTTGAATCCAATATGGAATACAGAGATGACTTCTACGCTGACCACCTTAATAAGATGTCGCACATACAATGGGTCTTTGATTCAAGTCCATCACTCGATGACATTGAATTAGAAATCAAAGCCTACGTTGAACTCTTTGGCATAGCACCTGAGTTAATTATTATTGATAACTTAATGAATGTTGCAGCCGAAACAGACAATGAATGGGCAGGACTACGTGCAATTATGATGGAACTGCACGATATGGCACGCAAGACAGAGGCTTGCGTCTTAGTACTTCATCACGTATCAGAACAGAGCGAGTATGGGTCACCGTTGATGCCACCTCCACGCCGTGCTATTCACGGTAAGGTCAGTCAGTTACCTGCTCTTATACTTACATTAGGCTATGACCCATCACAGGGTATGTTGCGTGTGGCTGCAGTCAAGAACCGCTTCGGTCCACATACAGCAGATGCTTCTAAATGGGCTACACTATTTGTTAACTTCGCAGCGTGTCAGATAGGAGACCAAGATGCACAAGGCAGGGCATACTTGCACTCTAATATGCAGACGGTGTACTGATGGCTAACAAGAACGGACGTAAAGGTTCTCAGTTTGAGACAGATGTAATGAAGTGGCTCCGCAATGCGGGTGCTATGGCAGAGCGTTTGACTAAGGCTGGGGCAAAGGATGAAGGAGATATGGTTGTTATCATATCTGGAGAAACTTACATCCTTGAACTCAAGAACAGGCAGACCCTTTCCCTGCCTGAGTTCTGGAGAGAAGCGCAAGTTGAGGCGCTTAACTATGCAAAGGCACGAGGTCTTGGGGAAGTACCTATGTCTTATGTTGTAGTTAAGCGTCGCAACGCATCAATAGATCAGGCTTGGGTAATCCAAGACTTAACTCAATGGCTAAAGGAGAAACAATAATGCCAGTACCAGGTGGAGAAATAACAACGACAGAGATACTAGTACCAGAAATAGCATCACTAGATGAAGCACTCATCGCTGCTGATGCAGAAGAAGTAGATGATAGTTCAACTGAGCAAGGATGAGGTACGAGTCTGTACCTTGTTAGCAACAGAGCGTTGGCTTGCTAAGTATGGGTCAGTAGACAGACCTAACTATGCAGAGGGTAAGAAGAACGGCTACTTAGAGCACGAACTTCTTGCCAATGTGCGGGCCAACGTATCTGAGTGGGCTGTTGCATCATTGACTGATACTGCGTGGAACGTACCGTGGTATCCCAATGAACTACACCCACGCCGTGCAAAACTACCTGATGTTGGTAACAACTTTGAGGTACGCACTGTACGCACACGTGACTCTATTCCATTTTGGAATAAGGATAACGGGAAGATCATAGTAGGAACAAAGATTCTTGATGAAGATTATTACTCACAGGTTGAGGTCTATGGTTACTGTAACCCTGAAGAGTATGCTACATCCCATTACAGGGATGAGACTATTAGTGGATGGCGTGTACCAGTAACTGAACTGAAGGAGTTCAAATGATTTGTGAAAACTGTATGAAAGGTGGAGAAGAGAACTCTCTTTCCCATTACAAACGTGCCTCTAATTGGCACGATAAGTGCGACTTCAAGGGGTGTGTATGCCAACACAAGACTGGTCCAGGGTACGTAAAGCGGGAGGGTTCAAAGGTTCCATTGATGCAAACACAATCCCCATAGGATTGATTGTTACCCACTATGGTGGGGAAGTAAGAGAGGGTAGGTCAGCATCTGTTAGGTGCTGCATCCACCCAGATAAAAGACGTAGTGCCGTCATTAATACTTATGACAACCTATTCTTTTGTCACACCTGTGGGAAGGGTGGCAATGCAGTAAATGTTGTCGGGATAATAGAGAACTTGGAGTTTAAGGATGCACTCAAAAGAGCAATCGAAATCGTTGCTGGAAGCGGTCACACACTACAGCAAAAGTCTGGACGCAAAGGCGCTGGAGTATCTCGAAGGACGTGGGATCTCTGAAGATGTTGCTCTGCAGTTTTCATTAGGACTAGTCACTGACCCTATCAATGGTCACGAAAACCACGCGGGCTGGCTTTCTATCCCCTACCTGACTGCGTTAGGTATGTGTGTTGGCGTTAAGTTTCGCAGGTTAGATGATGGCAAACCTAAGTACGGTGCACCAACAGGGCAGAAGGCTCATCTGTTTAATGTTGCTGATATAACTATTGATTCAGGTGCCATTGTCATATGTGAAGGTGAGTTGGATGCAGTAGTTGTATCAGGTCTAATCAATCTACCTGCAGTGGGTGTACCTGGAGTGCAGGCTTGGAAGCCACACTTTTCTAAGTTATTTACTGGATACGATACCGTCTACATTGTAGGTGATAACGATATCAAAGAGGATGGCACCAATCCTGGGGCTGAGTTCTCTCGCCGTGTCTCACAAGAAGTATTGAACTCACGCATAGTATCATTGCCTGCATCAATGGACATTAACGATTACTACCTTGCACACGGCAAAGAAGAATCGTTAAAACTATTTGGAGGTGCGTGATGTATGATGATGACCGAGAACGAATGGGTCATAATGCTACAGACTTTGCAGCATATGGGCTTTCACATCTTGCACCAAGACAGGAAGACTCAGACAATACTGATACGCCCGCAGCCAACCCGTTAGTAGATCACGCTGCAGTTACTGGCTACCGTGCACTGGGTGTATCAACTGAGGACTTAACATCCTTCATTGAATCCTTTGCATCTCTTCGTGCTATGCGAGTCAAGGGTGTGGGCCACGACCAGTACTCACACGCTAAGGGGCAGAAGTTCGAGTCCTTTACTACCTCAGATACCATTAGAGAACTGATCGAAGAGTTAGCAGATGCCAGTAATTACATTGACTTCCTTGCTATCAAACTACTTAACATCCAACACACTATAGATTTGGTGCTACCTGACTGTGACTGAACCTCATCCAATACTCAATGACATTGTGCCTAGTGTAGTAACCCTTGTTCATCGCCGTTATCGTAAGTATGTAGACCGTGATGACCTGACACAAGAGGCATACGCCTGGCTAATGACACGTGCTTCTTACTTCAATGGCTTACTAGAGGAAGAGAATGAGGCAGTGCGCTTGGCTAATCAAAGGCGTATCGGTTGGCAGATGAAGCGTGCCATTGAACGCTATGCCCGCAAAGAAAAGGCTACTCGCTCTGGCTACCAAACCAACGATGAATCCTTCTATGATGTTGTCACTATTGCACAGTTGTTACCGTATGTAATTGCAAGCGTGGTCAATGATACCGCCATTGAACAGGCACAGAACCTAGTCAATGACGGCACACCACGCAAACCTTCTGCTCCTGCTGAGGGTGGCAACCTATTAGCAACACTCATTGATATCAAGAAGTCTTATGAATTACTAGACGAAGATGAGCAGAAGATACTACGTCTTAGATACCACGAGAACTATACGCTGCAACAACTCAGTGAGGTACTAGAGTGTGCTATCTCTACTGCAGATCGAAGATGCGGTAATGCTTTGCGTAAACTACTTAACTTTATGGGAGGGGAGTCACCTTACGTATGATGTATGACTATGAATGTCCAGGATGTGGTGATGTGCGACAGATAGAGCGCAAGATGACTGACCCTGAAGAGACTATAATTTGTACCAACTGTCACAATGAGTTCAGACGTGTGTGGACTTCTCCTCCTGTTACATTCAAAGGCAAAGGCTTCTACTCTACGGACAAATAAAGAACCCCACCGCAGGAAGGGTAGCGGTGAGGTTCTTTACGCCCGAAGAAATGGTGCACTTATAGTGTATCAGTACCAGCCTCGTCTGTTGCTATGTTGGAGAGCGCGACACGCAGATTTTCCGTAGCGATGACCAAGGTATCGTATACCGTGAAGGATTTGTAGTTCAGGCTGGCTACTACGCTCTCCA